CATTCCAACACTAAACTGATATCCAGCACAGTATCTTTTAACATAGGCCATCCAGTTTTTTGACACTGGACTATCAACCAATGATAATAAATTAAAATAATCAATCGGTCTTGATGTTAATGGCGTTCCAGTCAATAACCATATTTTATTAATATCTTTGCAAATATCATTTATCAATTTTGTTCTTGAGGCTTGGGGTGATTTGATATAATGACATTCATCAATTATAACCAAATCAAATTTTGATTTCTGAATTAAAGATTCTTCTTTAGTTTTTAATGAATGAAAGTTTTTAATAATATCATAATTAATGATTACAAAGTCAGCAGAATCTTCATATTTTTTTCCCTCACAAATATAAATTTCTTTGTTTGAATAATTTTCAATTTCTCTTTTCCAATTTTGTTTTAAACTTGCTGGACAAATAATTAAAGTTTTACTTGGTTTAGCTTCAATTGAGGCAATAATTGCTGAACTAGTTTTACCCAAACCCATATCATCTGCTAATATGAATTTATCATTCTCAAGCAATTTTATAATTGCTTCTTTTTGATGTTCAAAGGGTATTCTATGGGAATACTTTTCATAATCAATAACAACATTTTTATTTGTCTTATCCACAATAATTCCATCTTTTGGAATCCAATAAAGGGTTAATCTATCATTATCAAAAAATCTACCAAGAATGTGGTATGATTTTTCCTTCTCAACCAATAACTTTTCAATCCATATTTTTTGGGGAACACTTGTTAATAATTTATCATCAGCAATCATTTTTGCAAAATAGATATCAAGGTCAACCCACTTTCTGGCAATCTTTGGTCTTGTCTGGTTAAATAATGAAATGTATTCAACTTGGCTTGGAGTCAAATAAAAATTTGGGTTTTCCAAAGCCATATTCCTTAAACCATTTAAATAATCATTTTGACCATTATATGATTTTAATAACAACAACGCCTCGTCCTCACTTATCTTTTTTTTGTTCATAATTTATATCAATATTATTTAATAATAATAAATAAGTGTTAAATTATCAACTAAATGATATTTATTTTAGATAAAAGAATATATATGGCAAAAATAGTTCCTATAACCAGAATTGGTAAATTTTTTGGCGCAGATGATTATAATTTGGATATTGATTTGGGTATGGAATATATGGGTGGTGATTTAAATATGACCATTGTTTTATATAGAATTGATAGAAAAAAAACAAAAAAAGATGATGTTTATGGTGAATCGCCAACCGATGGAATTGTTTTTATGCCGCCAATTGAAATAACAGGATTGGTTCAAATAGTTGAGTCAACAATGAAACAATTGGGTAATTCCAAAATTGAACAAAAAGAACCTGGTAATCTTAAATTATCATTATACCAAAAGCAATTGGATGATTTAAATGTTGAAATATTAAAAGGTGATTATTTGGCTTATTATGTGACAGAAGATAAAGTTAGATACTATTCTGTTAATGATGATGGAATTGTTAATATGGATAATAAACATACATATGCTGGTTATAAACCATTCTATAGAACTATTATAGCCACATTTGTTAATAAAGATGAATTTAGAGGAAAATAATGAAAATTATAGTTACAGAAGTACAATTAAATAAAATCACAGAAATTGTTACAAATAAAAAAGTAATTTGCAACAATTGTGAATGGTCTTGGAAATTGGCAGATGGCGGCAATGATCCATATATATGTCATAAATGTGGCCACGATAACGAAGAAAAATAATATGACATTACCCAAAAAAATAAAAACAAATCTGGATATTGTATATGATAAAACTCTATTAGATAGAAGAGAAGAGTTGTTGGATAATATCATTGACAATGGGACATATTTACCAAAATCTTTATTACATGAGGATCTTGATAAAGGTATGCTTGAATTTGTTAAAAATGATTTGCAAATTTTAAGTGGGGGTAAAATAATTCCACTTGTTGAAAAAATAATTAGCACTCAAAATTGGTCTCAATATACTGAAACTTGGACTTTCATTGATGAAGATAATAATCCAGTTCCACCATTTATCACATTGGTAAGAATGAATGATTCCAAATATGGAACAAACCCAGCAACACAATATACAATACCAAATAGAAAACCATTTTATTTTGCAAGCGTACCAACATGGGATGGACAAAGAAATGGATTTGATATTTATTCAATTCCACAACCTGTACCAATTGATATAAATTTTAGTGTTAAAATAATTACAAATAGAATTAGAGATTTGAATAAATTCAATACAAAAGTGTTGCAAAAATTCTCATCTAAACAAGCATATGCAACAATCAATGGACATTATATACCAATCATTTCAACCAATATATCAGATGAATCACAAATTAATACTGATAGCAGAAAATTCTATATTCAATCTTATGATTTCACAATGTTGGGTTTTTTAATTGATGAAGAAGAATTTGAGGTGAAACCAGCAATAAATAGAATTAGCCAAGTATTTGAAACTGAAATTCAAAACCAAGTATCAAATATACCAATAAGTTCAAACTTACCAATAAATGATTTAACTTATGAGATAATTTAATATGGCATCAGCATTAAGGATAACAAGCCTAAATTTGAGTGGAGAAATTGTTTTTGTAACATTACTACAAAACAATATCACTTATATTATTGGCGAAAAAGTTATCCCTTTTGATGTTTACCCAAGACCTGAAACAAGTAAATTAAGTGGACTATATACTCTATATGTTCCAAACTACCTTACAAGTTATGATTTAATTATTCCAGAAGTAGTTGATCCAACACCAACACCAACTGTGACCCCTACTAACACTATTACACCAACTATTACACCAACTCAAACAATAACACCTACTAACACTATTACACCAACTCAAACATAAACACCAACTCAAACAATATATTACAGGTACACTAAAATAAGTTAATATGAGTGAAATTAAAATTGGGCTTCAAATATGGGCTAAAGAAAATGTAACAATAACAAAATTTAGGAATGGTGATGATATTCCATTTGTACCAAATAGGAATGAATGGAGTGAATTGACATCACCAGCCTATTGCATAAATGAAAACAATAATTATTTATATAATTATTGGGCAATAATTGATTCAAGAAATACTGCACCCTTGGGTTGGAGGATTCCAACCGAGAATGATTGGGACATTTTAATAAATCATCTTGGTGGTAAGGATAATGCTGGATATAAATTAAAGAGTATTGATGGCTGGTTAAATGAAGTTCATAATTTTGAAACAGGTCAAATAATTACACAAAATTTTGGTGGGACAAATGAGGTTGGTTTCAATGCAACGCCAATAGGGTTTAGGCATATGGATGGAAATTATGCAACAGATTTATTATGTGCATTTTTTATACCAGAGTCAATTGATGAAAATTTATGCAAATACTTATTTTTATTTTCAGGAAATGAGTTTGGTAAAGGTGGTATGTGGAAAAAAGATGGGTTTCCAATTAGATTAATAAAGGAATAATAGTTTTTGATTATTTTTTAGATATTTATATGAATAAATAAAAAATAACAATGGCAAATCAAAAAGTATTCGTATCCCCTGGTGTATACACTTCTGAAACAGATTTAACGTTTGTTTCCCAGAGTATTGGTGTAACCACATTAGGAATGGTCGGTGAAACAATTAAAGGTCCTGCATTTGAGCCTATATTCATTACAAGTTATGATGAATTTCAAACTTATTTTGGTGGAACATCACCTGAGAAGTATATAAACACACAAATACCAAAATATGAATCTGCATATATTGCCAAGTCATATTTGCAGCAATCAAATCAAATGTATGTTACAAGAGTATTGGGATTATCTGGTTATGATGCTGGCCCATCTTGGTCAATAACAACAATTGCAAATGTTAATCATTCAACTGTTGGTTTAACCGGTGGAACTGGTGTTGGTTCATCTATCTCAATAACATTTACTGGAACAACTGGAACAACTGGGACATTTGTAATAACAAGTGCTACGTATCCAAATGGTATAAGTGGATCATTATTTTCTGGTGATACTTATACAACAAGCAATGGTTCAACATCAACATTCTATGATGATTTAAAGACATTTGCAAATGATGTGGCTTTATCAACTTCATTAACTGGTCAAACATCAACTTATGGTTCATTACCAGTATCTGTGTATAATTCAATCACAGGTTCAACAAAATCTGGATTAACTGAATATAATTATTTTGGAACAACAATTCCTTTGGGTAGTGATGGTAAGCCAGCCAATGAAAATGATTTGTGGTATTATGCAACATTTTCTAATTCTGGGAATGATTATACAGGTTATTCATTTTATTACAACACATCTAATTTTAATGTTTCAAGTGGTTCATTCACTGGAACAGTAATTGGTAACACTTATACATTCACTGGAACAGCATATACAGATTATAATGATATGGTTGTGGCAACAATTAGGTCAAGAGGAATAACAAGTTATTCTTCCACAAATCATGGTCAGATTTATAGTTTAAGTGCATTAACTATTGATACAAATAATAGTACAACTATAAGTGAGACACCATTTGGTAATTTTGTTTTAAGTGGAAAAACAACATCAAACAATAATTACACATTTAATGTATCATTAAAAAATACCAATTCAAATTATATTGCAAATGTATTGGGAGTAGATAATTTTGGCAAGGATAGAAATGATGTGCCAATTTTTGTTGAGGAGCATTATCCAACCTTATTAAATCAGGCTTATAGACTTGGTTATATTAAAGGATTAAAAACTAATTTAACTTATTTGCCATCAGCAAGAAGTGGTAGTACTACATCAATTGGGTGGTATCTTGAAAAATATCAATCACCAAAAACACCATTTGTTGTTTCTGAATTGAGAGGAAATAAAGTTTATAACTTATTCAAGTTCATTTCAATATCTGATGGCAATTCAGCAAATACTGAAGTTAAGGTTTCAATTATTAATATGTCATTTAAGAATAGAACATTTGATGTATTGGTTAGAAGTTATTATGATTCAGATTCAGCACCAGTTGTATTGGAGAAATATACAAATTGCACATTAGATGAATTACAAAATAGTTTCATTGGAAAGAAGATTGGAACAAGTGATGGCAAATATAATTTGGTTTCAAAATATATTATGCTTGAAATGGGTGATGAATTTCCATCTGATGCAATTCCTTGTGGATTTATGGGATACCCACACAGAAAGTATAATGACGCATTAACACCAAATTTATTATATAAGACAAGATATTATTTTAATAATGAGGTTGTTAACAATGAACCATTTGCAGCATCAAATGCTGTATCTGCTGACAATATAAAAAGAACATATCTTGGATTTTCAACAAATTATGGATATGATAATTCTTTATTAAACTATAAGGGTAAACAAAATCCAGCAAGTATTATTTCTGATAGTTCAGAATGGAATGTGGTAACAAAAGGTTTCCATATGGATTCAGGTGCAACAGTTGTTACAATAGCAAATAGTTATACAACAAGTGGTCAAACAGCATTTGAGGTTGGTAGTGGAAGTTTTAATTCAGAGCCAGAAACAAATTCAAATCCATATTATTACCTATATTCAAGAAAGTTCACTTTATTATTTGAGGGTGGTTTTGATGGATGGGATGTTTATTCTGAAAGAAGAACAAATGGAGATACATACCAAATTGGTGGTGTGGATTATATGAGGGGTGCGTTATCCATTTCAGGCAAATATGCAGCTGCAACAGGTCAAGGAACATTTAAAGAAATTACAGAAGGTGATGGAACAATTGATTTTGCAACAACAGACTATTATGCATATTTTAAGGGAATTTTAACATATAAAAATCCAGAATCAACAAATATAAATATCTTTGTTACACCAGGTATTGATTATATTAATAATAGTAATTTGGTTGAAAATGCCATTGATATGGTTGAAAGTGATAGAGCAGATTCAATTTATATTGTTACAACACCTGATGCAAATTTATTAACAACTGATGTGAACAATGTTATTTATCCCCAAGAATCAATTGTTTCTTTGGAGGAAACAAATATTGATTCAAATTATACTGCAACATATTACCCTTGGATTTTGGTTAGAGACCAAGCAAATAATACCCAAGTTTATATTCCACCAACAGCAGAAGTTTGTAGAAACTTGGCATTAACTGACAATGTGGCATTCCCCTGGTTTGCATCAGCAGGTTATAATAGGGGTTTAGTTAATTCAGTTAAAGCAAGATTAAAGTTAACACAAGATGATAGAGATACTTTATATCAAGGAAGAATAAATCCAATTGCAACATTCTCTGATGTGAATACTGTGATTTGGGGAAATAAAACATTGCAAGTTAGAGAATCAGCATTAAACAGAATTAATGTTCGTAGGTTGTTATTGCAAGCACGTAAATTAATCTCTGCGGTTGCTGTGAGGCTTCTTTTTGAACAAAATGACCAGATAGTACGTCAACAGTTTTTGGATACGGTAAACCCAATCTTAGATGGTATTAGAAGGGATCGTGGTTTAACTGATTTCCGTGTTACGGTTTCAAATGACCCAGAGGATATTGATAGAAATACAATGAGTGGAAAAATATATATTAAACCTACAAGGTCTCTTGAGTTTATTAGCCTTGAATTTGTGATAACCCCTACTGGTGCTTCATTTGAAGACGTATAATGATGGATATAACCAACATTAAATACTATAATGGTTATTAATGATGGAAAAACACAACACAACCCCCCCCTCAATGTAGAAGTTGGGTGGGGGGTTAATCCTCATAAATAATATATTCTACAATCTGTGAACACCCATAAACATACCTACTTTCAACTTCACAAATGTACAGAATCTTTGCAGAATTATAAAATGAAAGATAACATCTTAAATTTTTCTCTGGATTCAGAATCAAACAATTTTTCATAGACTATTTTCTTGTCGTTGTCTACTCTAACATGGTGTATCTCATCAAAAATGCCTAATGATCTAATATTCCAAACTCCTGGAGATGTCTGTATATTGACTATTCTTTCTCTGTTTACAATTATTGAAATTTTTTCTGGGGTATTTCCTATTTCTCTATAGAATATATTTAAATTTTTATCTTCGTCATTATAATAAAGGGTCCAATGTAAATTCCTATGATATAACTGGTCTCCTATTTTAAGTAAATCTTTGCTTGGCAACTCAGAAAAGAAGATTTTATTTCCTGATTCAATAAAAAGTTTTTTTGTAAAATTTTCCAGATATAATAATTGAAAAGAGTGCATTTCATTTTCTATGAAATCCCTATTATATTTTTTAAAATTGTCTGGTAATGATTTCACCTTAAAAGATTTAAAACATCCAAGAATAAATCCACTTTCTTCTGGGTCTTTTCCATCTTTGGTGTAAAAAATAGTATCATACTCGTCCAGAAGCTTGCTATTTTTAATAATTAAATCCTTATCTAATAATTCGCAATCGTATTCCATATGGTGCATGTTTTCATAGCCAAAATTTAAAGCTATCTGGGCTGCCATTGAAAGCATACGGTAAATAGCAAACCCATAAAATGTTTTTGAGAAAAATTTAGATACTATCTTTTTATTATCAAATGTATAGTAAGAAAATCCAAGAAGGTTTGGATTATCAGATATATCATTATTATAATCATATAAATAATAATGACATTTTTTCTGAATATGAATTGGGATGTGTGAATGAGATATTAAAACAATGTGAAATCCGTACCTTCTAACAGAATCCACACATCTCTCTAATATAATTTCTTGTTCTTCTGTTGGACAATATGCTGATATGCAAATTAAATCTTTCATTTTTTCTATGTTTTATGTTTTGCATAAATATATTAAAATTAATTTGTTAATCCAATTTGGGTAAAATTAAAATACCCCACAATGGAGGTAGGGGGGGTTAATTCACTTAATGATAGATATAACCAACATTAAATACCATAATGGTTTATAATGATGGAATTTTACAACAACCCCCCACTTCAGCTTTGAGGTGGGGGGTTTTTTTTGGGTTTTTAAATATATATATTAAAATACTTACAATTATGAAATTAAGAAATATTATATCAAAAAATATAAATGAATATTTGTTTGAAGCACAAAAAATTAAAACTAATATAAATGATAATTTTTGGAAATGGTTTGGGGATAGTAAAATTATTGAAAATGGAGAACCAATTTCTGTTTACCACCAAAATGTTTCTGGGGATAATAATTTTAATGAGTTTATTCCCCAGAGTTTTGGCACCTTTGGTCAGAATTCAATGTTTTATTTTGCAAAAGATAAAAATTGGGTCAAAAACTTTGTGAAAACTTTTAACAATTCAAACAAAGAAAAACCAAGAGTTTTTTATTTATCAATACAAAATCCATTAAACTTACAAAATCTTTTGTTAACACCAAAAGAATGGGTTTCATTTTTAGAAAATAAAAACCTATTAACTAATACAATTAAAGATTCTCTAAATAATATGCCTAACTGGGCTTATGGTGGATTTAACAAAATACCTTCGTGGAAAATATATAGGTATGATTTTGGCGAATTTGTTGATAAATTAAAAGAAAATGGATATGATGGGGTTATTCAAACTGATGCTAATTATGGTAGAACTAATGATTTAACTACCTATGTTGCAATTAAACCTAATCAAATTAAATCTGTTAAAAATGATGGTAGTTGGGATATAAATGATGATAATATTTATTCATAAAACAAAAAACCCCATTTCTTTAATTAGATTTGGGGTTTTTTTATATGTTATGGGCAATTACTTTACTTTAGCTATGTCAAGTATTATTTTTTTACATAATATATAATTTAATGAAAAAAAATACTTTACCAAAGAGCAATCCCAATGTTGCAATGTATATTGCATTTGGATTATGGGGTTCATTTTTATTGGGGGTAATATATACCCCAAGCAAAATTAAATATGAAAAACAATCTTATCTCCCAATAATTCAACAAGAAACAGTTTTTATTGAAAAGGTGATTGAACCCATTAAAGTGAAAGTTGATACAACAGAATCAATCATACCAGAAAATGATGTGCTTGAAGGTGTTACAATAATTGATGAGGATGCTTATTCAAAAAGGTCATATGTTTATGATATTCGAAATATGGATAAGACTGCATTGAGAAAACATCTTAAAATTAATGGATTTAGAAATTTGGATAAAGCCACTTTGGTTCAGATGAGAAGAATGTGGATGGCATTTCATTATGAGAGTATGTTAATGAATTTACATCTGCTAACAGAATTCCCCATATCTATGCTCTATTCATTCTTTATCATTGAGGCAACCACTAATGGCATTGAGACCAACTTATGGCGACTGCACGCAAATGCAGGGGGGATGAAGGCATTTAAGGGGTATGGTTCTGTGACATATAGAACCTATGAGGTGATAAGGGGAAAAAATGTAACTATGAAAGCAAAATTTATGAGTGCAAAAAATACTCAAGAAGGAATTGAGGCTTGGGCTAAAGTATTAAATTCAGGAAGATATTATGACTGCAAGAAAGCAAATTATAAATTACCAAAGAAACAATTATATGAAAGCATATGCAAGTGTGTTTATGAATCTGGATATCATACAGACCCCAAGTATAAGTTTAGAGCACAATTTATGACAGAATTTTGGAAATTCAAAACAGAAAACCTTCCAATTATTGTAGAAGAATTTTAATTTAACTTGGTTGCTCATTAAATTTGGGCAACCATTTTTTTTTTTGGATTTATAAATATTTATAAAATAAAATAATATGAAGATAATTGAAGGATTTAATGAAAAGTCAACCCCAGATATGAAATATTACGCATTTGACTGGGATGATAATATTGTATATATGCCAACAGAAATAATATTAATTGATAATAATGATGATGAAGTTGGAATGTCAACACATGATTTTGCAAAATATAGAGGAGATATTGGAAAAACTGAATTTAAATACAGGGGAACAACAATAGTTAATTATGCTGATTTACCATTTAGGCAATTTAAAGTTACAGGTGATGAACAATTTTTAAAAGATATTTTAATAGCAAAAATAGGTCCAGCATTTGATGATTTTAAAGAAGCAGTTAATAATGGATCCATTTTCTCAATTATCACAGCAAGGGGACATAATCCTGAAACATTGAAAAAAGCAGTTAAAATATATATTGAAGAAAATTTTAATGATATTAGTAAAAAGAAAGTTATACATAATCTTAATAAATATAGAGATTTAATCCCAAGTCAAAGTGATATTGATATAATTGATGAATATTTGGATTTATGTAAATTCTATCCAGTTTCTTTTGGATCAGGTAGTGCTGCTAATCCAGAAGTAGAAAAAGTGAAAGCATTAAAGGAATTTTATGAATATTGTAAAGAAATGGCTAATGAAATTAAAAAAGCATTTGAATTTAAAAATGAAGTTTCTGGTGAATCATTGAAATTCTCAATTGGATTTTCTGATGATGATATGAAAAATATTGAAACAATGAAGAATAGTATAAATAAACCAGAATTAACAATATATTCAACAAATAAAGGTACTAAAGAAAAAGTATAAATTTATATTATAGTTTATATTATAGTTTATATTATAACTTATAATATATAATACAATATATAGATTTGATAGAAAAAAAGTAAATAGTGTTTTTTAAATTATTTTCAAAATAAAAAGAATACTACCAGAATCATAGATATGTGGAATACCTCTTTCAGCCATTATCTGTGATTCTGTTTTATTTTTGTCAAATCCTTCTTTGATTAATATATCTTTTCTAAATTCAAATCTATTTTTTCTTTTTTTATTTATTATATAAAAATAATTTGGATTGGTGTTTTTGATTCTTTCAAATCCTAATGTTTGGTATAAATCACCTTTGCTCCATCTTCTATCAGCATAACTAACTATTTCACTTGGATTATATGTTTTAATAAAATAATTCAATAATCTGGATGCACCCCCAATTATATTTGTATTCAATTTGTTACAAAACCTAATAAGTTCATATTCCCCAACTGTATTAATTTTATTTCCCAATGCTTTTCTTTTCTTACCAAATGTCATAATTGAAACCAATATATCATTATGATATAATCCAATATTTATTGAACTTCCAACTTTACCTTGGATATGGTTCTCATCCAAGAATAGTGATTTATCTTTTACTTCAACTTCTTTTATTGTGCATTTTCTAGCATATAATCTATTGGTGTTTTTCCCCAACTTATTCAATAATATACTTTTAACAATTTCTTTTTTAGTATCCCACTCATCTTCAAATAATTGAATTAATTGAATATTTTGTGTTTCACATATATCTGTTTTTTTCTGATGATATTCTTTGGGTTTAAATATGTTGGAATGCCAATAAATACCATTGAACTCAATTGCAATATTATGTTCTGGGATGTATATGTCAATTTCTTTCTTATTTAAAATATTTCTATCATTTTTAATATATTCAATATTATTCTCTGTTAAGAATAAACATAACTCATTTTCTTTTATGGATGATGATTCACTTATGGGATTACAGTTGGTGCATGGATTTAAATCAGTACCAAATCTATAAAATAATAAACTTCTATAAATGGTATATTTGGAATTACATTTATCACATATGATGTCAATGTCAACCCCTTTGTCATTTATAATATTTAAATTTTTATATTTATCATTAAATGATTCAAGCCTCTTTTCTTGATTCTTTATCCTGCTTTCAAGTAATAGTAGGGGTGTTGTAACACCATATTTCTTTAAATTAGTTTCATTCCTATTTTCTTTTGAGGATTTTAATTTTGACATATGTATTACACCATATTTATCTAATACTCTTGATTGAATATAAGCAGTATCTTCAAATATATTCTGAACACCAAAATTACTTAATGTTGTTTTTTTTATTTTATCTTTAATTATATTAGAATGAATAGGTGAATTACCCCCATAAATGAGGTTGTTTGTTCTTTTAACATTCTCTATATGCTCAGTATCAGAATTAGCACAACGTATCATACAATAGACACCATAGCCCTCATTTAAGGATCTTTTAAAACTTAACTCCTTTCCACATTTCTTACATCTTGGTATTTCATTTTGCTTATGGATAAAATGCCATATTTTTTGTTTGAATGGAAGGTATTCAAGGTTTTTGCAAAAATCAATAATCTGATTATATAAGGTTATATAATTATTTTTAATAAAACTTTCTTTTGTTTTATAGCCTGATTTGTTATCTGTTGTAAAAAAAATCAATAAATCCATTTTTTTTTTTATTTACTGGATATTTATTAAATGTTATATCAAATAAAAGATGTGAATATAATGCAAATATAAAAATAAATATTTAAAAAAAAATAAAAAAATATAAATATGGCTGATTTATTAATGAAAATGCCCGTTCCTTACGAACCAAAAAGGCAAAATAGGTTTATTTTACGTTTTCCACCAACATTAGGTATTAATGAGTGGTTTGTGGAAACAGCATCAAGACCAAAAATATCAATTGGGTCGAAAGAAATTGAATTTTTAAATACATCAACATTTGTTTCTGGAAGATTTAAATGGGAAACAATGAATATTAAATTTAGAGACCCCATTGGTCCATCGGCATCCCAAGCATTAATGGAATGGGTTAGACTACATGCTGAATCAGTTACAGGTAGAATGGGTTATGCTGCCGGATATAAGCAGGATTTAACCTTGGAGATGCTTGACCCAACTGGTGTTGTGGTTGAAAAATGGATATTACAAGGTTGCATTATAACTAGTGCTGACTTTGGTACATTAGCATATAATAGTGATTCTTTGGCTGATATTTCAATAACAATTCAACCGGATAGATGTATATTAGTGTATTAATTTAGCCTATCCTTTACATACTAAATAGAAATCCATATATTATTATATAATATATGGATTTTTCATATTAGTGAATTCTTCAAAGAAGGTAAATAATCTATTTTCTTTTAATTGTTATAGCTTATTTTTAAGATAAAAAAATGGAAGATAAATCAAAAGAATATGGTCAAATGGGTTTTGACTTGCCACATGATGTTGTTCCCCTACCATCGGGCGGGGTATTTTATAAGAGCAAAAAGAAATCTGTAAAAGTGGGTTATTTAACTGCTGCTGATGAAAACATATTATTAGGTGGGGCAAAAGATTTCACACTACAATTATTAAGAAATAAAATATATGAACATGATATTAGACCTGAAGAATTAACAGAGGGAGATATTGAGGCAATATTATTATTTTTAAGGAATACATCATTTGGACCAGAAATGGAATTAACTCCTACTGACCCAAAAACTGGATTAAAGTTTAATGTGACAATTAATTTGGAAAGAATTAGCATTAGAGATGGAATTAAACCAAGTGAAGATGGATTCTTTGACCTTACATTACCAAAGAGTGGTGATAAATTAAAAATAAAAATATTAACATATGGTGATGTTCTTGATATTACTAAAATAATTGACCAATATCCAGAAAACAGAGTAGCACCAAGAGTAACCCTTAGACTTAGCAAAGAAATTGTTGAGGTTAATGGTAATAGTGATAAGTCAAATATTGCAAAATATGTTGAAAGTATGCCAATTGCTGATTCTAAATATATAAGAAAATTTATTTCAGAAAATGAGCCTAAACTTGATTTGAAAAGAGAAATAATAGCCCCATCCGGAGAAAAGACCACAGTTTATACAGGTTTTGGGGTGGAGTTTTTTCGTCCTTTCTTCGGATTATAGACAAAGCCAATTAAATGATTTTTATTATTTAAATAAGTTATTAAATGTTTCCTATTCTGATTTTCTCATTATGCCAATTTTTATGAGAAAGTTTTTAATAAATAAATGGATTGAAGAAAATAGCAAGGGTTGATGTAAAAAATCAACCCTTGTTCTATTTATAATAAAATATTATTATATGGCTTCTGAACCTATGTATGAGATGTTATCAAAAACACTTGCAATATATGGATTAAATACTACTGATATAAAAGAAATTCTGGATGGCTTCATACCATCATATGGTGCATATATGGGTGGTTTGGCAGCATTAGATGCTGGCTCTTCAATACTTACAGGTCAACTAGCATTAGGTAGGGCTAGAGTTATTGAATTTCAAGGTGCATTAAGAGATACCTTACCATTATTAACTGAAATTGGTGGAAACTTTGAAAGTATTGTTAAAGCAATTACTGATAGCACAGGTGCATTACAAAGAAATGTAATTTTTACCCCAGAGATATATCAAGAATTATATGCTACAACAAAGGTATTAAATACAGAGATAGGTGTATTAATTCCAGCATTTGAAAGTGTTGGTATAACAACAGCAAATATAACAAAAAATGTTGAAAATTCTTTAGATTATATTAGGTCAATAGGTGTTGATGCAAAAAAAGTTATGGGTAGTGTTGTTGAAAATACTGACATGTTAAATAGGTTTTCATTTAAAGAAGGTGTTTTAGGTTTTACAAAAATGGCAGCACAAGCATCTATGTTAAAAATAGATATGAGTGCTGTTCAAAATTTTGCAGATAAAGTTTTTGAACCAGAAGGCGCAATTGAAGTGGCGTCAACATTTCAAAGATTGGGAATTTATGTTGGGGATTTGATTGACCCATTTGCATTATTAAATAAATCATTAAATGACCCACAAGGATTGATAGTTAGTTTGGCTGAAGCAGGACAAAAGTTTACACAATTAAGTGAAGATGGGACTAGATTTGAAATAAATCCATCAGCTATCAATCAGATGAAAAAAATGGCAGAATTGGCTGGTTTAAGTTTAAAAGACTATACCAAGACAGTTTTGGCTCTTACTGAATTTAATGATAGGATTAGTGATTTTGATTTTTCATTTGATATTAGTGAAGAACAAAAAATGTTTGTTGCAAATATGGCTTACTTAAATAAAGATGGTAAGTATGTGATTCAAATAGAGGGTTCAGAAAAATTAGTCACAAGTTTAAGTGAAGAACAAATAAAGAAAATAGCAAGTGATACTGATGGGGAAAAAACAATGGTTGAATTAGCAAAGGATTCATTAAGTGTTGCTGATGCAACATACAATAGTCTAAATGCAATTAAATATAAAATACTCTTTGGTTCAATGGGAGATGACACTCTAAGATTCAAAGAGGATTTTAGGGAGATTAACTTGGCAAAAATAAAGCAATTATCAGATTCAATACCAGGAATGTCTGAACGTGAAAATATTAATAAAGAGATTTATGAATCTTTAAAAGCAGATAATATGGCTGATACTCTTCATGGTGTAAATGATGCATTTAGTGATTTACTTACAAACATTGGAAATGAATATGGTGGTGCAAATAAAGCATTTTATGATGCAACAACTAGTGGTAATCAAGCAAAAGCTATGTTTGATGCATTAATAGACCCATTAGGTACTGTTATTGGTAATTTACAACAATTTAATGACACAATGAATACCGCCATAATAAATACAATTAATGATTATTTAGAAGGTAATATACCACTTGCAGAAGGCGGACTTGCTTATGAGCCAACTAGAGCAATAGTTGGGGATAATAGAAATGCACAAACTGACCCCGAGGTTATAGCACCATTATCAAAGTTAAAATCAATGCTAGCCACAACAAATAATGTATCTAGTGAAAATAAGCTTACCATTGAAGTAGTCCCAATTAATGTTGATGGGACAAAAGCATATAGTGAAATTAAAAATTATGAATTTTATTTAAATAGTCAGAATACTGACAAGAAATTAAATATAAAAACTAATTTTGGTAGAACATAATATTTTTTAATATGAGTAGTCCTTTAGATTTTGGAAATAGTGAATTTTTTAGGGAAAGGTTAACAAAAAGAAATTTAATTCCTTATAAAAAATCAAAATATGGTAATACACCCCCCTTTACTTATGAAGTCTCGCCATTGAGTGATTATTCTGTTAAGGATAGTGATGATACTTTAATTGATACGCCAAAATTTGCAAATGAGGCATATAATTTAAATTCATATGGTAATGTGGGTGGATATAAGGATGTTACAGATCCTTGGGTTATATTTAAAAATAAAAGTAATATTGGTGAATATATTAAATCATTTACTCCATTAGATTATACACTTAATGATATTATTTTAAATAACACTAAAGTTAAAAGTGATTTAAAAAATGATTCATATATTGCCAGATTAAGTTATAGCAAATTAACAGAGTATATTAATGAAAGGGTTGGTCGGATAACAGAGAAATTTAATAGGGATGAGGTGGTAGAAAAAACCATTTCTTCTATAAATGATCCATTTGATGTATATAATTTAATTATAAATCTTGACAAATCAAAGCAACCAACATGGGTTATATCCAAATCAAATAATATTATTCTTGCTGCAACTCAGGTGGCTTCAGAATTTGGGGGGATTGAACTTCCTTTCTCTCCAATTGTGGGGAGTTATTTTGATGAATCAATTAGTTTAAATGGTAAATATAGAAAGGGTATTATTTTTAACCAAAAAAAGAGTGGTTCACAATTATTTTTTGACAATATGGGTGTTGGTCAAAAGTCTGTTTTGTTTAATAATATTAAAAGCAATTTATATCAGCCAAATTATAGGGGGACTTTTACAATAAATACATTTTCAGATTTATTTAGAAAGAATAATAGTTTATATTATGTTGGGGATAGGGATTTAGATATTACAGATATTACAGGTCCAGATAATGATATTCCAGTTGACCAGTTTGGTAGAAAAGTTAAAATTAGTGTTTATGGACCAACTGATGTTTCAAATGATTATGAAGGGGATACATTTGAGCCTTTAAGTGTTTTTAATGGTGTTGCTGACATTGAGGGGGGTAGTATTGAAGGTGGATTAACTTGGGTGTCTCCCAAGTATAATATTAATGCTGGTGATAATGTTGGTAAAGGGGGTGAAGTTTATGTTGGTGGTGGTCCATTACAATCATCATTTGAATCAAATCAATCAACTAGATTTACTTTTAAGAAAGGGTCAATTTTAGACGACACACAAAGAATAATTAATTCCATACCTAGCGGGCCAAGTAGGTTTAAACATGTTGGGAATGCAATTGACCAAGTTAGTAAGGTATTTAATGATGGTTATAAAGAAATAACAAAAGGTTCGAGAGTTAGAAGATATCAATATACTGATCCCAAAACTTTGAATGGTGGTTCTTTTCAAGAATATTGTAGATTATTTACAAAGGATAGCCCATATATGACCCACAATAGGCTTCAAAAGAAAAATGGTATAACAAACCAAGGGAGGCGACTAAAAGGGTCTGTAATTGAAAAT